CGCAGAATCTTGTGCCTGAATCTCACCAATCTCTGGTTGGAATGCGGTGTTTTGCTGAGACATGGTATCCAACATATTTGTTTGTGCTGGATCAATAGCAAGTCCTGCGTCAATTTCTTTGCGGATTTGCTTATCCATTTCAGTAAACTCTTTGTCTTTCTGACCGAGGATATGACGACGGACATACTCGATAGAGAAATACTTTCCAACAAAAGGATCCATTTGAGTTACAGACATCATACGCTGGTTCATCATTTCAATTTCTTTTAGTTCATTGAAATGATTATCGAAGAGATAATCGTATTGGATATGCTCCTTCATATCATCCCAGTCTTCTGGTGAGATGATACCTTTGAGGATTAGCTGCGTCTTGAGAACATCGTGGAATAGTTCGCTAAAACGCTTGCGGAGACGACCGATGAACTTAGTAAATTTGAGTTCATCCCTGAGAACCTCTGTGGTCTTACCAAGATTAAACCCTTTGTTGTCATCCGTAAGGCGGGAAGGTGGTAGGTTGAGTGAGTTGTAAAGCTTCTTCTTGAAATACTCAACATCCTTGAGTTCACCAAGGTTCTGACCGCCTGGGAGTGTAGTGATCTCAGTTCCTCTACCACCTTCACGACGAGGGAGCCAGAAGTCTTCAAGCATTGACATATGCTTTTTATAATCACGCATCTCTCCTGTTTGCGCGTCATAGACAAGTTTGTTTCTGTAGCGCGACATAACATCACGCAAGTATTGTTCTGCTTTTACCTTAGGTAGATTACCTACATCGATGTAGAAAATTCTACGTTCTGGTGCGCGTGACAATCTATAGATTACCAAGGAATCTTCAATCATGCGGAGTTGATTGAGAGACTTGATTGCTTTGTGGAGGAAACCAAGAACCATTCTTTTGTTTAGATCTTGGAGTCCTGAAGGAACAAAGGTAATCGAGTCAACTGCCATCTTCACTCCTTGTGACAGAGACATATCACCAACTGGTCCCAGAACACCTCCCTTGTAAAATCCTTTCGGGTTGTAAAGATAGTAGTCAACAAACGTACCATATTCATACTCAAGTGCCGTGCCTTTGATTGCTGCTTTCGCTAGAGAATCTTTTGGAGTATTGTCAATTTTCTGACGGACCTTCTTGATCTTCATTGGATCAATATAACGAAGTTCCGTAATACCTTTCTTTGGATTATCTAGATCGATTACTTTGTGGTAGAATAGTCTACCATCAATGTACCAAGTTCTGACAATCTCATGTGCGCGATTGTCAAAGTTAAGAAGACGTTTGATATAATCAAACTCATCTCTAATTCTTTTCTTTACTCCAGCACCAACCTCAAGATTGTCTAGGTTAATTTCTACTGGAGAATCGTATGCGTCGCTAACAATAAACTCGTTAACAACTTCGTCCACCGCACTATCCACCTCAGGGTGAATTGCCATGTCACGATACCTACGAATCATCTCAAACTCATTGCGAGCTTGATTATCCGTATCTACATATGTTCCATAATACCCACCCGCCGCTACGGCGATGGGCTCATCAGCAGAAGGAGGGACAGGGGATTGCCCCTTCTGTCCCTCCTTTCTATTGATCTGGAAGCCAAATAATTGACTCATGATTATCTATTCAATAGTTGGACGCTCCAACTATTTATCAGACCACACCTTTAGCAGATACGTTCTTACGTCCGCCTGCTTCTGCTTCGAAGTAGGAATACTGCCATTCAACAGTAAACTCTTCGATCTGATCGTTGCTATCATAAGCAAGATCAATTTGAGAAACGTTAGTTGGGAAGCAGTGCTTTAGAGTATAAGTTCTTAGAATAGAACCATTCTCATTTCCATCTTTCTCTAGTTGGGAAACCTTAAGGTTTGCCATGTATCCAGTACCAGAAGTTTCTGGAGTGAATAGAGGAGATGTGTTAGCCTGGTGTAGGTTAATCTGGTTAGCCCACTCTTCAAAATACGAACGGAGTTTAAAGTCCTTATCGTTGAAGAAGGTTGCAGACCATGTATCGAAGGTGCGATCACCTGCGATCTTAACTGTTCTACCACGGAAAGGAACTTCAATCACACCTAGGTTAGAGCCTGGGAGTGCTGCTGATTTGCAGAGGAGATTGGTTAGATCCTTATCCGTATCTTTGATTGCATCGGGGAATGCGATTTCAATCAAGAACATATTAGGCTTAACGCCTTGTCCGATCTTACTTAGAAATTCGCTTACGTTTGACAGTGCCATTTAATTTTTACCTCTTGTTAGTGTTGTGACTTTTAATAAAATTATCTACCAATTACTTCACTAAACTCAACGCCAGTTCTAGTAGCAGTAACAGTAACTGTTACATAGTTGATAGAACGGGTTGGCTTGAGGTAGAGTTCAGCAACAAACTCATTGCGGTCAATGACTTCAGGAGTATTGTTTGATTCATCACAAACGACGAGGAAGTCAGTTAGACCTCTACGTGCTTGTACCTCACCAAGGTACGAACTGATTGCAGTGTTGAATGCACTACGAGTAGTGATATCATTCTGCTCGAAGAGTACGCCTTCTGCTAGATTTCTTGCTCTCTTCTCAACATTGAGGAAGAGACGGCGAACGTTGATTCTGTCGAATGCACTAGGTGAAGCAAGACCAGTCTTGTCACCGAATAGTACAGGACCAGTACCAGGGAAAGAAACAATAGGATTGATTCTTGCGGTGTAAAGATCGTCTCTCTGTGCCTTGTTAGGATTGAAAGCGAGCTTAACAACGTTCTGGAGACCACCACGATTTAGACCTGCTGGTGAGAACCAGTCGTCTAGGATTGCAGAAGTTGAAACACAAAGACCAGCAACATCACCGTTGCAACCAACATAACGATACTTATCGTTGAAGCGGTCATAGGTGTACTTAACACCGCTGTCTAGAACAACATAGGAGCTTGAAGCAATGTTGTCAAAGAAAGCAAGTGTTCTTGAAAGTTGCTCTGCTGGTGTTAGACCAGCACCGCCAGAGGTTGCTACCTGAGTTCCAGTCCAAGGTGAAACAAAAGCAATACAATCTTTTCTGCTGTTAGCAACAGCAGCAACTGCTTGTGCCTTAGTGATTGTGTCGGTCTCGTTAGCACCGTCACCACCCATTAGAACAAAGTCAACTTCTGTTGCTTCTGTATCTAGGAACTCATCGTATGCTGATTGTGCTTGAGCGCCAGTGTATGCATAGTCATCGACACCACCTGATAGAGCACCACCAGCAGATAGAGAACGAACTCTCTTGAGTTCTTCTTCTGCGCCAGCAACAGCAGAGTAAGATGATGCGGTGTTTCCTAGTGCTTCACCTGCAGCAGATACGGCAGTAAGTTCTGCACCTGCATAAACATAACCAGAATACTCATTAACATAATCTTTGTAATAAGTTGAATTGCCTTCTGGTGATCTACCATCAGATAGTTTTGAGAGATATGTCATTCTCTCAACGATGGTATTTGTGCTTTCGTCAACAATTGCAATGTGTACTTCGTCATACCTGAGATTGTACTCAGCAGCATATGCTGAAGTACCAGGACGAGGACCGATTGCCTTGTATGTTAGACCAGTTGAACCGATTGTTTGTGAGTTGTAATCATATGCAACTGCACTGTCACCAGCAGCAGGAGTTGGAGTTGTAGTTCCTAGTAGGTGAACTGTATAGTCATTAACCTTGTTTAGAACTTCATATGATACTGCAGCATCATCGGTATATGTGCTACCAGCAACCAGTCCATGAACGGCTTGAGTTGTTAGAACCCAGTCAGCGCCACGGTCAACGACTACAACGCGAAGGTTGTTGCCATCAGCTCCAGCGTCACGAGCAGCGAATCCGCCAGTGAATACTCCTGCTTCGAAGTCTTCTTTATGCTTGATTAGAACTGCGGTGTCACCAGTGGTAACAGCATTTTTTAGAGCAGAAGTTGCAGCACGAACTACTGCTAGTTGTCCGCCATAGCGGAGGAACTCGGATGCTACCAACCAATCGCCAGCGTTAGCCTCGGATGGTGCGCCGAATGTGTCGATCAGTTCTCTTTCAGAACCGATGGGTGTAATTTTGCCTACTGGTCCTTTGCGGAATGATGAGGCAATAGCACCGACAATTGCCTGTGCTCCTACAACAACCGCATTGGATAAATCACTTTCTCTAATAACAACACCAGGCGAGACTTGACTTGCCATGTTTTTACCTCTT